TAGAGAAGGCGAAGCAAGCAGAACAGGCAAAACTTGAAGCGGCAAAGGCTGGTGGAGACATTGAGGCTGTCGAAAAATCATGGCAAGAGAAATACGGCAAGCTTGAGACTAATTCGACACAAGAAGCCGATAATTACAGATCAATGATCAATGACCTAACCGTAGGTGCTGCGGCGGCGACGATAGCCTCAGAAATAGCGGTTCCAGGTAGTGCGGAAGTATTAGAGCTGCATATTAAGAAAAGATTGTCTGTCGAGATTGTTGATGGCAAGCCTAGCACTAGAGTTCTTGATGCTACTGGAAAGCCAAGCGCTATGACTCTGAAAGAGCTTGCTGAAGAATTTAAAGGAGCAAGTTCGTTCGCACCTGTGATTGTAGGTAGTAGGGCGAGCGGTGGTGGAAGTAGTTCAGGTGGGGATGGTGGGTCTGTTAAAAAGATTACTTTAGATCAATTCAATTCATTGAGTTCATCAGAACAAGCAGAGTTTGCAAAGAGCAATGGTGAAATTATTTGACAAAATAATATATAATGTGATAATATATTATTAAGATATAATCTTAATGTGGATGTGCTTCCATATTGGGATAGGCAAGCGCCGATGTTATTTATTGACAGAGGCGCTTTTTTTATGCGCCTAAACTTAAAAATTTAGAGGCATAAAGAAATGGCTAATACCTTAACAGGACTGATTCAGTCCACATACGCATCACTCGATGTAGTAAGCAGAGAACTAACAGGCATGATTCCAGCGGTTACACGTGATGCGCGAGCTGATCGTGTCGCGAAAGGTCAAACCGTAACAATTCCTATTACACCTGCTGCAGCGTCAAGAGATCGCACTCCTGGTGTAACAGTTCCAGATGATGGCGATCAAACATTTACCCCAGAAACAGTCACTATTACTAAAGATAAAGCGGTTCCCTTTCGATGGACAGGCGATGAAGTCGCTGGAATAAATAATAGTGGCGGCAACCAGTCAGGGATGGCCTCCGATCAAATCACTCAAGCATTCCGCACTATCACAAACGAAATTGAATCTGATCTAGCATCGTTATATTCAAAAGCTTCTAGATCGTATGGCGATCCTTCTGGTATTCCTTTTGGGACTGCTGGTGATTACACAGATGCTTCATTCGCTCGTAAAATTGTTGTTGATAATGGTGGCCCTCAAACTGGATTGCAAATGATCATTAATACTGGTGCTGGAGCAAATCTGCGAGGTAAGCAAGCAGATGTAAACCGACAAGGAAGTGATCAATTATTGCGTCAGGGTGTTTTGCTAGACACTTCTGGCATGGCCATTCGTGAATCTGCACAAATTGCTAATCACACTGCAGGCACGGGATCAAGTGCAACGACTAATACTGCTGGTTATTCAGTTGGTGACACGGTTATTACTTTAGCTTCGGCTGGCACAGGAACTATTGTTGTTGGTGATTCTGTCACCTTTGCTGGAGATAGCGAGCAATATACAGTTGTTTCAGGTGATGCTGATGTTTCTAATGGTGGGTCAATTACTATCGCTGCACCTGGCTTGCGTCAAGCGATTCCGTCATCTGCTACTGATATAACAGTTGTCGGCAGTGGATTTCGTAATATGGTTTTTTCACAGAGCGCTATTGTACTTGCTGCTCGCAGACCTTATATGGTTGGCGGTAAAGATTCAGCTGTAACACGCGTGCAAATTACTGATCCGGTAACGGGTATTGCATTTGATTTGGCTGAGTATCTTGAGTACGGTCGTACACACTGGGAATTACAGCTTGCTTGGGGCGTTGAAATGATTAAACCTCAACATGCTGCTTTATTGTTAGGCTAATAGCATGAGATTGCCTACAGTTAAAATTCAGGCTGAAAATGAGCAGGGCTTTATTATCATTAATGAGCGTGACTTGAAAGATAGTCATTCTCTATTTAATGATAAGAAGCCGTCTCAAAAAGCTAAAGATGATACTGATGACAAAAGCACTAATACGAAAATCTCGACTACTACAAAGAAAGCAGTAAAGAAGACAACGGCTAAATAAGGGACAATCGCATGATATCAAGAAGTATTCGTGTTGGAAGTGCGGAAACGTTCTTTGTACGTCCCTGGAAGACTCTTGAAGTCACGGGAATTAACGTTGATTGCGTAGTTGAACGATACAAAGATCCTTCTCAGGTGTTAGAGAAGATAAAATTAAGTAGAGGTCGTAAATTTGGGCCATATGGCAATGGTCAAGGCTTTAGGGTTCTTGTTAGATCCGGTGATTGCACGGTAATAATATCAGGCGAGTCAAATTCTCCTGTTGAGATTGATGAGGGTGTAGAGAATGAACCTACATTACCTGGTAACAAACTTATTAACAAACTCCCAACGATACTTAGACCGCCATATAGTGCAAGTGATGTAGCTTTATATACAAACGCCACTGGTGGCGCTATAGCTGATACTACAGTAGCCGATCCTACTACAGGTCTTGCTATGGCAAGGATTACTATTAATTCAGGTAGTAGTAGCGCACAGCTTGTAGAATATGCAAATATGCCTAGTGCCCTATGGGTTAGGCCGGATGAAAATGATGTCTATTTGTTGTCAGTTTACAGTGCTGAACAAGTAGATGATTTAAATATAGAGATTATAACAACTGATCAAACAAGCATTATTGGTGGTGAGTTTAGAAAGATCACTATGAATAATAGAACTGTGCCTAAAGGCTACAGCTTGCTGCCTGTCTTGAGTAATGAGGTTAAGATAGATGATAGCACTTATGGGCAAATAGGCACTCATTATAATCATGAATGGGTTGATGGCAATTCTCAGGACTCTACCAGTTTAGTAAAGACAGTTAGGGTACAGGTTAAGATAGATCCAGCCCCAGATTCAAATACACAAATTCATGTTGGAGCTATATTTACCGCGCCTTCAGGATGGGCAAAAGCAGCTGTAATGTGGTATTCAGACGATGTTCAGAGTTCATTCTTAGATCTGGCTGGCCCAGTCATTGAAAGTTACGGCTGGAATTATACTGTTGCTGCGGTTAGTAACTATGCCTCACTTACAGGCCCAAGTCACACGAATATTAAACAGCTTAGAGAGGCGGTAAGCAGAGGCCATGAATTACACTCTCACACAAGAGCGCATGAAAATGTCCCTACTTTGGATACTGCTGGAAAAACAAGAGCGTTAAAGTCTGCCAGTGATTTCTGGAATGCAAATGGCATGCAGTTAGCTGGACAGATTATGGCCTGGCCTCTTGGACAATTTGATGACGAATCGATAACTATCGCAAAAAGTCTAGGAATGAAAGTCGCGTTTTCGACATTGGGTGATGAAATAAGCCCATTAGTTCCTAATCTTAACCCGATGAATATGCATAGATTATCAGTAGAGCATATGACTAACCCTTGGCAGGTTGATGCAATGATAAACGGGTCAATACTTAGAGGTTCTGGCATAGTCACTTATATGCATGGAATACAAGAAGGTGGCGAAGGAATAAATGCCCACGCAGGAGCAACAACAGTTTACTTAGATCACTTTAAACGGTGGTGCGAATTGATAGCAAAACATGAAGATGCTGGCAGATGTGTTGTTACAACACCATCACGTTATTTTAAATTATGTGGTGTAGATCCATTAACAGGGAGCTTTACTGGTTAAATGGCTATTATAGTTGAGGATGGATCAATAGTTCCTAATGCAAACAGCTTTGTTTCATTTGATGACTATATTGTATATGCATCATCGCTTAACTTTAATGTTAATAGCAGTAGTCAAGCAGAATCGCAACTAATAGCCGCTGGGCAGTTTATAAACATCCAAAGAAATTTAAAAGGCTATCTTGTTACTAGGGATCAACCAATGGCATACCCCAGAAGCGGATTAGTTTTAGAAAATTGGAGCTGGTTACATACTGAGATACCGAGACAAGTTATACAACTACAAATGACTAAGGCTATTGAGATATTTAATGGCTTTGATGTAATTACTGGTGATAGTCCAAGTTCAACATCTGGGCAGGTAGTTAAAAAAGAGCGTGTTGAAGGCGCTATTACAATTGAATATGAAACGTCTGGTGATAATGGTACAAAGGTTTCTAGTGTTTCAAGTTCACAAGCTTTGTTATCTGTTCTTACTGAAAATAACGGTCTTCAACTGGTTAGATCGTGAGTGCATTTAGTCAAAAGATGGCGGCAACAGCGGCTAGATTAATAGATAAATTCGGAGCTGATTACGCCATTAACGGAGGCGCAACATCAAAAGGCATCGAGATCATGAATGTTGATGAACTAAGATCAAATGGTGTTGTGGCAGAGGGTCAAAGGGCATACTTTTTTTACTCTCCAATAGTAACTGGTGACTTAATTAATGTTGACTCTGAAGATTTGTATGTTTCAAGTGCTGAAAATAAACGACTTGATAATGATTTGATTGTAACTCGTGTTGTGGTGGATAAATGAGTTTTAAAACCGATATGGAGAGGATTGCCAAGAATATCGGTAGCGATTTATCTGACTTGGCTAAAGCTGTAAAGATTGAAGTGTTCAGACGTGCGATTATGAATACAAGAGTTGACACGGGACGCGCAAAGGGTAACTGGCAGATGACAGAGGGAAAGCCAGCTATAGGGAATATAGAAAATTTTGATCCAAGTGCTTTGGGGCAAATTAGCGACAAAGCATTGACTGAACTGGATCAGACGGTGCAAGGGATCAGCGTTTCTTATTTAACTAACAATTTACCTTACATACAGAAATTAGAAGAATTAGATGCGATGGTTGCTATAGCTGTTTTACAACTTACTGAAATAATACAAGAAAGTGCCAGACGTTAGCAGCGTTATTGTCCAGACTTTTAAGGATAAAAGCTTTGGGTTGACAATAGCAGAACCGAACACAGGGTTTAAGCCAGCATCAAGAACGCCGTATGTTGAGCTTAAATCTTTTGAGGCTACTAATAAGCCTTCAGATTTAAAGCATAACGATGAGAGATCTTATATCTTTCAGATCGAATTGAACTACCCCATAGGCACGGGTGATGCTGCGGTAAAGCTAAAGAGTAATGAGATATTAGAATCTTATAGTTTTAATGATTACTTTCAGGATGTTGATTATAGACTTTATGTAACCGAAAAGCGTGAAAAGCAAGGATATGCTGAAAAGGCTTGGTACAGAAAGATATTACAAATTTATTTTAGGGCATTCGTAAGTAGATAGAGTAACAAGCGGGGCATCGTTGTGAAACGCCCCCCGTGATTTTTTAACCTTAACGCCGTGAGGCGCAGGAGATAGTAAGATGGCAGAGATTTTATTGTTAGATACAATGGTTGAGATGCAAGGGAGCTTAGGAACATCAGCTTCTATTACTGCGATTTCACAGGCGAGTGAAGCTGTAGTGACAGTAACACATAGTTTATCCGTTGGTGATTTAGTCGTTATTAACGGTGTTTCAGGCATGACTCAAATTAATAGGCGCGTTGTTAGAGTCGGAGCGATAACTGGGACAACTGATTTTACATGCGAAGATTTGGACTCTACGAATTTTAGCGCGTATGTATCAGGTGGAACTATGGAGCCAGTAGCAACGTTATTGAGTTTCGATAACGCCACATCGTTTAGCTTCCCAGAGCCTACACCAAATCGTATTGATGTGACAACCATCCACGATACCGAGAAGAAAGAAATTTTCGGTTTGGATGATGCGCCACAAATCACGATTCCAATGAAGGCCGATCCTTTCGCACCTCATGTAGCAGAAATGCGTGTTGCGTCATTGGCGAAAACAACCAGAGCATTCAGGGTAACACTACAAACAGGACAAGTTCTTATTATGAACGCATTTGTCGCTGGTGGTCGTGGCTTAGATGGATCTGTTGGTGGGGTAGGCACAGCACAAGCCTCATTAACGCTTGCTGCTGGTGAACAGTGGTTCGTATCATAATGAGTATAGCCGATAAACTCAGAGCGGCTCGTAAGGTAGAGGTTAGCATTGACAATATTACCTTCTATATTAATCGAGCTACTCTCGAGCAATCCCTTACTTATAGTTCACGTCAATCAACTGATGCTTCAATTTGTCGCGCCCATGTTTATGGGTGGGATGGTGTTAAGGAGTCAGATTTGATTGATGGTGGATCAGATCAAGATGTCCCATTTAGTGCTGATGTATTTTCCGAGATTATTGGCGAGAAAATCGATTGGTGGAAGCCTCTTTCCACAAAGATTCTCGAAGATTCGTTCAATCGTTTAGATAGTAAGAAGAAGAACGAAAAGAAATCAAAGTCTGGTTCCAAAGCCAGCAGTTAGGGGGCAAATTTGATAACTCTAAGTTTGGGTTAGATAAGGAGCAAAGCCTAACGGTTAGAGCATTCAATATGATGGATGGCGAGATTCAATGGGGTAACTTAAATGATATCGCAGAGTATTTAGAAGTCCAGGATGTTGAAAAATTCATAGATGGTTTATTGCTGTTAAAAGAAATAAGATCAAAGGCAAAGAATGACTGATTTCGCAGAATTTGGAATACGAGCAGACACATCCGAACTGGACAGTGCTTCTCGTAAGCTGCGTAAATTAGGCGATGAAGGCGACAAGTCCGAAAAAAGGCTATCAAGCTCTGCAAGCAAGACGGCGGCTGCATTTGGCAAGGTTGCTGGTGCTATTGGTCTTGTCACTGCAGGAATATCAGCTATTGGACTCAAGGGTTCCCTTGGGTTCGAAAAATCAATCAAAGAAGTATCCACTTTAGTAGATGGTTTAGAAGGTGATATTGATCGTATCAGTACAGCCTCAAGACGACTATCAACGGAGTTTGGTGGAAGCTCGACAGAGCAAGCTAAAGGCTTTTACCAAGCCATATCAGCAGGTGCAAGTAATGCATCACAAGCTACAGCAGTACTAGAAACAGCGAATAGATTAGCTATTGGCGGCGTATCAGATGTTGCTAGTAGCGTAGACATCTTGACTACTGTCATGAATACATATGGCGATCAGGTTGAAGGTGCTGGTGCGGTTTCTGATGCTCTATTTGTTGGCATGCGTGCGGGTAAAACGACAATCACTGAGCTATCATCAAGCCTTGGCAAGGTTGTGCCACTTTCTGCGCAACTAGGAATTAGTTTTGATGAGTTGGTTGCAACTACAGCAGCATTAACCAAGGGCGGCATATCTACTACTGAATCAATAACAGGCATTAGAGCGGTTCTTGCATCAATCACAAAACCTGCTAGTGATGCTGCAAAAGCGGCTAAAGAGCTTGGGGTTGATTTTAATGTTACTGCATTGAGGTCTAAAGGGCTTGCTGGTTTCCTGAATGAATTAAAAGAAGCAACAGGCGGTTCATCGGAAGAAATATCAAGGTTATTTGGAGGAGTTGAGGCATTAATTCCTGTTATGTCATTGACTGGCAATATAGGCGATGATCTGGCTGAGATTATGGTTCAGATGGCTAATAAGGTCGGAGAAACTGATAAAGCCTTTCAAAAAATGGCTGATGACAATCAATTCAAGATTGATCAGTTCATGTCATCTGTTAATAACGTTGCTTTAACCCTTGGTGGCACATTAGCGGACGTTTTAGCACCTGCAGCACAGGCAGCAAGCAGAGCATTAAATGATTTATTCTCAAATACCATACAAGACGAATCTGGTATAGATGTTCAGCGAGCTAAAGTACAAAGTCTAACAGAAGAGATTGAACACCTAACTGGCTTAAAAGGTGTACTAGGCATATTCGGCCCTAATAAAGCTGAGTTTGATAAGTTAGAAGATCAGCTGGAAGCAGCACAGGAAGAGCTGGCAAGGCTTGAAAGAGTTGCTGATAAAGCCGCATTAGCTACCAGAAAAGTATTCAGCACTAACTTTTCGCCTATTGATTTAGATGCAGAGAGACGACAAAAAGAAAGAGCAGAGCGTGAAAGGGTTATCCGCTCAAAAAGTAGCGCTGTACAAATATCTGAAAGCCAGAGACTTATAGAGTCACTCAAGAAACAAGCAGATGAAGCGGGTAAGACTGGTGTTGAATTATTTCGTTTACGCGCATCAATATTAGGAAACTCAGAAGAAGCAGAAAAATATATCTCTGTTATTGCGAAAAAGAATAAAGCAGATGAAGAACAAAGAAACGCTTCAAGATTATTGGCTAGTGATCTTCGAGAAATTGATGAAATAACGCAATCAGTAGCCACAAATCAAGAGAAGTTAAGTAAAGAGCTTGCGAATTTAGATAGATTGCGAGGCATTACTGATGAAACTGGAAAGGCTGTTTTAAGTCAGCAAGATTATTTACGCGCGGTTGATCAAACGAAAGGGAAGTTTAGAGAATTAGAGCGAGAAGGTATTAACAGTTTTAGCTCTATTGAACAATTCACCATCCAAGCTGCTCGTAATATCCAGTCAAGTTTTGCGGATTTCCTTTTTGATCCTTTCGATGAAGGGTTGAAAGGAATGATTAAAGGCTTTGCAAATACTTTACGTAGACTGGTGGCAGAATCAGCATCAGCCAAGATACTAGAGGCTACAGGTGTAGCGCAAATATTCGGTTCAAGTACAAGTAATTCAGGCGGTGGATCATCAGGATTTAGTTTTTCAAATGCAGCTAGTTTAGTAAGTGCTGGCAAGACTGCCTTTGATGTATTTACGGGTAATATTGTTTCATCTCTAAGCACTGGCATCTCTAGTCTTGGACAAACATTCGGTAGTAGCGCACTAACATCTTTCAGCGCGGGATTGTCTGGCTCTGCAAGTGCTGGTGTATTTGGTGCTGGTGGCACTCCTTTTTTGAGTGGTGGTATAGGATCCGCCGGAACTGCTGCTGCTCCTGGTGTTGTTGGTCCGGCAGGTGGTAGCTTTGCTGGCGCGGGTGCAACTGCTGCACCATTCATAGCGAGTGCTGGACTTGTCGCAGCTGCTGGTATTGCCACACAACAGCTTAATGATTTAATTGAGAACAATAAGAAAATTGCAGGTGTTTCCGGTGATGTGTTAAATGCCGTCATTAATCCGATTAGTCAAATACCGATTATTGGTGATTTCTTGCCTGATTTTGGGGGCGCAATAACAGCGTTATTCGGCAGAGGCGAGATTAAAAGAAAAGAAACTAACCTGATAGGTGATGTTACATCAGAAGGGTTTGAAGGCATAACAAGTACCAAGTTAAAAGCTGAAGGCGGTTTATTCGCTAGTGACTTAGTAAAAAGATTGTTGCTAGACATTGACACGGGCGATTTAGCTCCTGGATCAACTGAAAAATTCCCTGAATTAGCAGCACAGCTTAAACCACTTGTTGAACAGTTCGGAGAAAATCTTGATTTATCCATACAGACATTAAGCAAGTCACTATTACCAGTAGCGGACAATATTGGTACAAAAGATTTATCAACCTTTTCAACTGATGTAAATATTGCGAGCGAAAAAGGCGAGTTCTTTAACTCTGATCAGATACTAGAAGAATTGCAGCGCATAGAAGAAGAAATGATTCGTCATTTAGTTCCTTCTATCGATACCTTGATAAAAGGTGGCGAAACAATATCCCAAGCATTCCAAAGGATAGGCAGCGAGTTTAACACTTTAGCTGCTTTAGGAAATGTCTTAGGCAACAGCACTGAAACAGCTAAGGAATTTTTAAGAACTGTAAGCGTTGAGTCTCGGAGTGCTTTTATTGCTCAGGCTGGCGGTCAACAGGCTTTAGGTTCAAAGATTGATTTCTTTGCTGATAACTTTCTTACTGATGTTGAAAGGCTAGCACCTTCAATTGAGTTAGTTAATAAAGAATTATTAGAATTAGGGGTATCCTCTGATATCACCAAAGAGCAATTCAAAGAGTTAGTTCAATCATATGGGAAGCTGGGCGGCGTTACTGAAGACACAGTAATAAGGTTGTTGAATTTAGCTCCTGCTTTCGTAAATGTTAGAGATTCATCAGCAGAAGCAACAGATGCGGTTCTTGATTTCGCAGATGCACAAAGAGAGGTAACACAGCTTAGATCAAATCTTGTTTCTTCATATAACCGAGAGCGATCCGAGTTACAAGGTGTTATCTCTGAGTTTGATAATTTATCTAATACATTATTAAGCTTCAAAGATCGCTTGGCACTTGGTGATTTGTCGCCACTTACGCCTGGTCAAAAACTTGATGAGGCTAGACAGCAGTTTAATGAGACAAGAAGACTAGCAGAAGGTGGTGATAAAGACGCAATAGGCAGATTGCCGGATATTGCACAAAGTTTCTTGCAAGCTTCTCAAACATTTAATGCTTCTGGCGGTACATTCGCAAGTGATTTCAATCTTGTTCAGTCAGTGCTTGATAATGTCGGTGCTGTTGCACAGTCAGAGGCAGATTTAGCAAGATTACAACTCACAGAACTAGAAAGCACTGTAAGCAAACTAACTGATATTGATTCCGGTATTGTTAGCATTGATGAGGGCATAAGAGAATTAATTGTTGCCGTCCTGAATGGTCAAGGTAATCCAGATATTACATCAAGTGATATTGAGAAAACCACATCAAGCGGTACTATTGAAGACATATTAAGCAGTCTTATAAAAGATGGCGTTAATGTTAAACAACTTCTCGAGGCGGGTGTTAGTAAATCAATAATTGATTTTGTTTCTGAAGGCGCGTCAGTATTAGATTCTGAAATAACTAACTTTGCTAATTCTCAAACTGATCCTATTGAGATTTACAGAGCGGCAATAGCACACGGGATATCTGCTGAAAGACTTTCAAATGTTCTTGAATTGTCATTAGATGAGATTAATAAATTTATCTTAGATAATGGATTGAAATCGTTTGATGAAGCAAGAGAGCAAAGGAAAGATGAGTTATTCGGTGAACCAACAATAAACAACATAACAAATGTTGCGCCTGATTCAAATCAATCTTCACAAAACAATTCAACACCTCAGATCGATTCATCTGCATCTAATGTAATTAGTTTCCCTAATTTAATAGATCAGTCAAATATCGGTAGTAATAACGCTGATACGCCGAATGAAATATCTAATCAACAGATATTAGATTTTGTTACGGCTAATCCTGATCCATTTTCAATTTACACAGCGGCTTCTGATAACAATATTAGCTTTGAGCGTTTAGCAAGAGTAACTAATACTCCACTTGAAGAAATAGAAGATTTTGCAAGAGCAAACAATCTTGCTTTCTTGAATCGTGGCACAGACACAACAAGTAGTGATGGCCTTGCTTTCTTACATAAGAATGAAGCTGTAGTCCCTTCCAGCGTTCCTGATGAGATCAAACTATTAAGAGAAGAAATAAGGCAGCTCAGAGAAGATCAAAACCGTCAAACAGATGCATTAATTAATGTAACACGTCAATCATCAAGGGATAACGCAAAGGTAATCGTACAGGCTAACAAAGAATCAGATCAGTTAATGAACTGGCGTGATCGTAGCGCGGTGGGGGCAAGTTAATGCCGATATCCGATACAGAATACAACAGCTGGCTTGCTAACGATGATTCTATGCGTGTCATTTTGGTTGAAGCTGATGCAAATGTCAGCAGTTCAGAGCAAACTTTTTATTTGTCCACGAAAGCATACTTTGACTCAACTATTAACAGGGTTTATCAGCCTGTTGTAATTGGAAATTCTATCCAGGTAGTAGAGCGTATATCCCTATCCAATAGTAGCTTTATATCGTTTGGCGATGTCGGCATTAACAACCAGGATGGTGCTAAAGATGCTTGGCTAGAGTATGTCTGGACGAACAGAAATATAAGGGTATTGATTGGCGATATCAATTGGCTTAGATCAGATTTCAGAACAATATTTAATGGTGTTACCAGTGACATAGACAGTTCAAGCAGAGGCGTGCTTAATCTCAAGTTGAGAGATAAATTGCAGCGCCTGAATATGCCAATTACTGATATAAAACTTGGCGGCACTACCAAGAATAAGGATGAGTTATTACCGCTATGTTTTGGCGAAGTGCACAACATAACACCTTTGTTAACAAATCCTGCGACTCTTGAGTATCAAGTACATGACGGTGAGGTCGAGCGAGTCATTGAAGGTAGGGATAACGCTGTTCCAGTGTCTAAAACTGATAATTTAGTGGCTGGGAAATTCACATTAAACCAATCCCCATTTGGACGCATTACAGCTAGTGTACAAGGCTATAAGGTGGGAAGCTGGACTAATACCATTGGCGATTTAATTAAATCGATTACAACGTCATATGGCGACACAAATAATAGATTTTCTCTTTCTGACATCGATGTCACACAAGTTGATGCGTTTGATTCGTCTAATCAAGCACCGTTAGGCATTTATGTGCCTACACGTGACACGGTAATCAATGTTTGCAATAAATTAGCTAGAAGTGTTGGTGCTCAATTAGTAATGAGTAGAGGTGGATTATTAAGACTCTTGAAAATAACCTTGCCAGCGACAGGAACACCAATAGAAATAAATCAAAATGACATTATTGAAGATACTTTGCAAATTGCTGAGAAAGTTAAAGTCAAATCGGCAATTAAAGTGGGCTTTGCTAAAAATTGGTCAGTACAAGATAACTTGGAAACAGGCATTCCAGCAGAACATAAAGAGCTTTATAAACAAGAGTGGCTTAGTGTTACGAGCGAAGATACAACAGTTAAGGATCTATATAAACTAGAAGCAGAACCAGAACAAATTGACACAATGTTATTGCGTGAATCTGATGCAACAACGGAAGCAGACAGGCTTTTAAATATTTACAAAGTGCCACGTTTCGTATTTAGCTTTGAAGCCAGAGCGAAATTTTTAGGTACTGATTTGGGTGATACGGTTACATTAACTCACCCTAGATTTAATCTTGATCAAGGTAAAACAGGCGTTGTGATTGGGCTTTCTACCAACTGGCAAACAAGCCGCGTTCGTATGGAGGTGATAGTTTAATGGCTGCAGTCTTAAATGATCGTGATGTTTTATTGCAAGCAGCAAGCCCAAGACTTATAGCTGTTGATTTGCCCCCCCTTGTTAATATGCCTGTTGGGTCGACATTGAATAATGTCCCTATACAGGATGTAATTGATGGCGCGGCTTCATCAGGTGGCGATATAACAAAGGATATTTTAGAAAATTCAGCTACGGCGATAACTGTCACTTCATCTAATTTATTTACTTATCCTGGGACGAATCAGGCTGGTTTATTTGTTGGGTCGGGCGGTATTCAAGGACGCGATCCATCTGGGAATGTAACATTTTCAATCGCTTCAATAGACGGTGATGCGGAATTTGCGGGAACGATCAAGGCTGGTAGTGTTCTTGTTGACTCTATTGTATTGCAGGGTTCTGGTAGATCATTGGCAATTATAGATGCAGGTGCTACAGGATACACGCAAACGCAGTTGAACGCTGATTTAACGAGCGGAGTTGCGAATATTGTTGCGGGGACAGGATCAG